ATATCGCGCTCCTTTTCGACTGTAACCTACGCAGTGAGTAGTCCATGCCGCGCGCACTCGAAACAGGTGCTCTGAGTGCCTTTCTGGTTGTGGTTCGCCGTTGTTCCAACAGACCAAATTAGCTCCGAGGTAAACAATGTCCCAATCCTCTGGCAGTTCACTTAACGCTCTTTCGAGGTGGCCCAGGTCTCGGAAGATACAATCATCTTCAATATGCAGAAGCGTTTTCTTTTCTTCTAGCCAGAACTGGCACAGTATTTCTCTTTCTGACTTACTAAAGCTTTGATGTGGACCTATGTCGGGGAGAGATTGAAAGCGTTCGACTTCTAAACCCACACGCTGAAACTCTTGAGAGCCTATGGCCCATTCTTCTGCAAGGGTAGTTAGGCAGACTCGCTTTTCGAAGAACTGCCAATTCACGCGACCGCTTCCGTACATTCCGAAGGGATTTATATGCTTAACTCCCGTAGTTCAAAGTTCCCGGCAGGAACAGGAACGCCGAACGCCACATTCTTGAACAGTTCACGACTCTCGAATACTGTGAACCTACCATCACGATAGAGAATGTAGTACTCCGGATTTAGTTCGTTTTGCTTAACACTCACTGTTGAAATTCGCTTGTGCAAATCCACCAATTCCAGCGGGTTAAACGGGACATGTTCTTCGGTTGTCTGATTGTTCATTCGTTTACCTCAAGGGACTTAACGATATAATTCCCATTCCGAATATATGGTTTCGAACCACACATCGGGGAGTTCGGGCATCTTCTCCCCTTCTGGAACGTCATCAAACGACGCTGACTCGATCACCAAGCACAGCGCTAGAGGGTAGCGGTCAGTGCGCGTTATTACGCCCACAACCTTAGCGTCATCGGGCAGCGGGTTCTTCTTAACGATAAGATAGCGTGGAGGACCATCTTTGCAGACTTGGCAGAATTGAACAAATAAATCAGGCGTCAGATCTAGCGTTGCTACTCTCATTGATTTATCCAGACGTGAAAACACCTACAGAGATCGCCGCCTAAGCAATCAGGGTTTGGCGCCGGCTGTAGATCGTCTTCGTTCGCCGCTGTTTTTCCGTCTTCTGCGGCGCAGGGATCACACACGTTCGCATCAAGCAAGGCGGAGTATTCCACGCGATCCCATTCATCTGATCGGCTTTCGGCTTCGTCACTTCTGCCGATGTTGATTACCTTGTTTGCAAGTCCTCTTGCTGCTCGATCAATGTAGGTAACAGAACCGCTGTTGATTTCATTTGTGACTGCGTTGATTAGTCCATCCCCAGTTTGACCTAAGAGCGTGTGGCGTGTTGCGGCATCGATGATTCGCGCTTGGACATCATTCGCAACTCGACTTCCCGTCAAGTCCGTAAGCATCTCGAGATCGTCAAACTCGTCCTCATCTAAGACCGCGGCTTTCCTGCTTAGTTCCGCGGCGACTAACATGCGGCCTTGCTTGTGAAGCTTTATCAATTCATCGCGCAGGTCATCGCGAGTAGCATCCGAGACGTGCAGCGTCAATTCGTGATAGTTCGCGGGCTTCAACCGCTTTAACGCAGACACGCCCATCACAATTAACTCAGCCCGCGCGACGTGAAGCGTTTTGCCGATTATCTCTTTTCCCGACTCCTGGGCGTTGTGTATTCCTTTGACCGCGATCTTCTCATGGTCTTTTGGTTCACGAGAGAGTTTTAGTCCTTCCCATTCGAATGACTTCTGCTCAAGATGATTGAGGCCAAGAGAGACGTAGAATGCAGTTGCTCTATCCTCTCCGTGCGTGTCGATCGCCCGTTGCCAGAAGTTCGCGTGCTTCGCGGCTAGAGCGGCCTGGAGTTTGAGATCGAGGATTTTGCGCTGGAGGCTCACCGATGACGCAGATGGAAGATTGAAAGCATTCCCAGCCTTAGCTCTACCTCTAACACTTGACGAAGAATGTTCACGCATCAATATATTCGGGCCAATCCTCGGCCACCAGTGACGGGCCAAGCACTGTGCCAATATAACCGCCGCAGGGACAGCTATAAAAGAGAGTAATAGTGTATTCACCGGGCACGCATCTGAGGGAGTACGCGCTGTAAGTTGATGCGCACGCCTCACATCTGATATCAATCGGTGTTAACTCTTTTCTGCTATGTTCCGCTCTCATCTATCCTTTGGCTTCAGTAGTGGCTTCCGATTGGAGCGCCAAGTTGCGTCGCTGTAATCGCTCATTGGCACCTGACCCGGCGTTGGTATCGGAGGCGGCGGCGGTTCTTCAACTCTTGGCGTCAGCGTAAGCTCACTGCGATACTTTTCAAGTCCTACGCTGTCTAACAGCACTCGCAGCGCCTTATCAATTCCCCCGTGAGCCTTTGCCAGCTTTCGCAATTCTGCATCAACCTCGTTACTAATACGATACGTCTGCGGCTTCGTCTCCTTCATGCAGCTAGTATACACGTTTACGGTCTACATGTCAACGTCCACGTCAATACAGGCCGTATTTTCTTAACCGTTGGCGATTACAGGATTGAAGCTCCAGAATCAGAGCACCACCCCAGCACAAAGACATCAAGATAATGCGTAGAGCTGTCATTTTTGTACCTGAAAGTCCTTCATCTGTCGCTCCAGCCCTTCGAACAGCCGCTCAATATCGAGTAGCTTAGCCAACGCTTCCTGATCCACTGGCGCAGTCGGAGCAGTCAGCGGCGTCTCCTCTGGAGGCTTCGTAGCCATGTCAATCAGTCGTTCCGGTGACATAGGAGAAGCGATTCCCGGCACCATGCGAATGTCACCCAACGGAGCGCCGAGAGGCTTCTTACCTATCGCCGTAAAGAATTGATCTATTGTAGTCCCGCCTGCACGGAATACTTCAGCCTCACGCTTCACGAGCGCATCCTTGTCTTCTTCCAGTACTCGGACATTAGAAGTATCAAACCAGAATTGGTCATCCTCGCCTAAGTCCTTGAATTCCGGTTTAAGCTGCCAGTTGATTTCCTCTTCCCAAACGCTCTGAATCGGGATAATTACTTCCTCATAGCCCTGTTGCCTTGCCTGCTCTGAAGACGCGTAAGAGGTGCCATTCTGCAAGCCTACGAGTAGTCCCAGCGTCGGGGCGGGAATCTGTAGCACAGCAGCCACTCGTGACTCAGGAATAAGTCTAAGTGCTGATAAATCAAGCTCTTTAGGGCTAAATCCCACCTTCTCAAAATCAATCGGCTCTGACAGCACGATCGGCTCCCCAGCCCGATCCCCTGTCGTCTTACGCATCCAGCCCTCTTTCATCGCAGCGGCTTTCGTCGCGTCTACTCGTACTTCCTTGTCCTTTGGCGAAATCACAGGCACTTGAATGCCCATATTCTTCATTATCGCTGCGGTAAACTGTGCCATTTTGTCGTCGCCGTAGAGCTCCTTCACGAGCGGGGCAAAGGGCTGTCTGGTGCGTCGATCTTCGCCTAAAGGACCGCGTTTGAGATGCAGTACGTCACTCGCTGGCCACAGGACAGGCGCTTTACCGGGAACATCAAATTGATAATGGGAGAGGAATGGATCGAGTGATGTTTCACGTGGAACTTCAGGTGAGCCATTGTCTCCCGGCCAGCGCGGTCTCATCATATAGTGTGGAATATGCCATAGTTCGATTAGTTGCCCGCCTACGTCACGAACTTTCTTAAACCTGACTCCACCATCGATCCACCAGTCGATCGAGGCTGCTTGCGAGTAATTAGCCCAAATGTGGTGCTTGTTTGGGCGCCGGATGAGTTGAGCGAGCGCGTGATTCGGGTCAATCTTCGCGTCGCCGTCTTCGTTCGTGCGTCGAATTACTGGCTTGGCTTCTGGTAATCGCGTCCCGGTGTAGTTGAACACCGCCGCGACCAGGGAATGTCCGTCGAGATTGCCTACTTCACGTTTGTAGTCAACTGTTGCCGGAGGATTCCAATGACTCCAGCGGAAACGGTAATCGGCGAAATTGTCATAGGAATTAGCTTGAGCAAAGTCAGGTGGAGGAGAAGCAGCCTTAGCCCCACGCAGGACTTGCATGGCGTTCTGGATGCGTTGTAGGAATTCAGGCATGGTTAGAATGTGAACTGTTTCCCGTACATTTCCGCAACTGATTTCCAGAAGATTGCTTCGAGAATCGTGGAATTCCTAAATCGTTTAGCCTTTCGGCGTAGTTCCGACTTGGAGCGCTTAATCCAATTCAGCGCCGCTATTTCAAATAGGTTAGCCATTTAGAACATCTCCAGTTCCCGAACATTGGCCAGCTTGGAAAACGCTCCGCTTGCAGCATCTACCTGATCATCATTATCACCATGCGGGAAAGCGGTTAATTCATTACGAAACGCGATGTTCCAGTCTGCTTTGAGTATCCTTACGTTTTGTCCCTCACACTGGCTTGCAAAAGGATCGGCACGCGTTTCTTTGTCACTCTTCGCCATCTCAGTATGAACGTTAAACCCCGCCATGTCACGAATAATGTTTGCAATGACCTCTACAGCAAGCCCCGGCACTTTCTCAACCCAGGTGGGAATAACTCCGTATTTGTTGAGATCGGATTGTGCCGTGTCCTTCATCTTCTGGTTGCGATCTCGAGGAGACCACTGTCCGCGCTGTATGTCTTCCACGTAGAAAATCCCCGCGTGTTCAGCCATGAGACAACCTACGGAATAGTCAGCCTTAGTGCTATCACTGCCGCCCAAATCCCAATAACGGATGCGAGATGCCTCAACCGGGACTGCGCTAACTTCATGCGCTAGATCTGAAAGCTTAAATAGCCCGCCCTCTCTTGGCGCCGGACGTTGGCGATACAGAGCATTCCAATAGTAAGGGCCAATACGTTGCTGAATCTTCCTTAGCTTTTCAATTGGATATCGTTCGGGGCAAAGGGCTTCCCCAACCGCACGATCATCTGGTTCCAGTGTGCAAGTGGGTGGAATCTCTATCGACTTCTCTTCCTTGATGGCCTCCAGACAGACAATATGCCAGTGCTCGGGCTCTTCTCCCGCCTCTTGAGCCAGAAGCCAGCCGGGGAGGTCTAGCTGATTCCAGCGAGTAGCCTGGAGCACGATCGCGCCTTGCGGTTCTTCACGTGTGTAAAACGTTGATGGATACCAGTCTTGATGATCTCGTTGAACTGCCTCAGAAAGCGCCTCTTTGGCGTTCTTAATTGGATCGTCAATGATACCGAGATGGAATCCCTTACCCGTGATCGGCCCACCAACGCCGGCAGACCATAAGCCGCCGCCCTGATCAGTCTCCCAATGCTTCACTGCTCGAGCTGATTCCCGCATCTCACTGCCACTGCTAAGGTAATTGTCGCGCGCGTTGCGAGAAAGAGTGAAGGCCAACTCAGCTGCGTAAGAGTTAATCCCCGCCCAACGTTCAGGAAATAAAGTCAGGTAATATGCGGAGAAGAGGCGGGATAGTAGCTCCGATTTACCGTGCCGGGGAGGGGCGAAGATCATTACTCGGTTTAACTCCCCGAGCGCCACCCGAATGAGTACGTTCGCGATCTTAACGCAGTGCGGATACCACTTAAAGCGCGGGTTTGCGACCTTGATAAACGCTTGGAAATCCTCAAGACTCGGCTGGTTGTTCTTGTTGGCTTGATGTGGCGCGGTGGGCTGCTTCGAGAAGTCGAACCGCTTTATCTGCCATGACGCCGTGCAGAACGGCAAGGTCGCCGGCGGGTTGTTTAATGACGTATTCCCTTTCACGGACTAGCGTCGCCTGCTCCTTTAGCGTGATCAGCGTCTCGGTGAGATAATCAAATAGTAAGGCTTCTAACTGCTCGCCCTTTTTACTTGCAACTACTTGCAACTGCGCGTCTGGAAGTGTCTTCTTCCAGCGGCTAACTACTGAGGCGTCAAGGTTATACTGACTTGCAACTTCCATCACGCCTTGGCCTGCGAGCAGCGCCGCCATAACTTGGGCGCGCACTTCAGGCGAATGGTTCTTGCCGCGCATCGGTTAGGGATTATGCATTGCTAGGCGAGGAAAAGTAAATAGGGGATTTTGCGGGTGCGTGTTTGTCAGCGGATGCGCAGCCCCCGCTTCGGCTTGCAAGCTCTACCGTGCAGCGACTCAAGATTAGTTCAAAAGTTCACAGTTACTCTACTCTCCTTTGGCGAGTGATTCCATCAGCCATGTCGCCGCTTTTGCCAGTGCTCTCGCCTCCGCGTGTAAGCACATCGCCTGATCTGTTCCGGGCAGGTGATTACCAGTGCTCTCTGCGTGATCTGCGCGGCGGCGTAGCTCCTTCACGCACTCAGCGATAGCTTTGGCGCGGGCCTCGGCGCGGGCGGCGTCTCTCGTCTCCTCCAAGCCCTTGCTCCACTTGAGGAGCATCCTGACGTAATCAGCTATTGAAGACTTTACGCAGCCTTCCTGCAACGCTGGCGCAAATCGGGCCTCAACAAACATGCGCCGAATTTCCAGAATCAGAGCTGTACGCTTAGCGTTCTTTGCTTTCTCGGCTTGCAGTGCTCTACTTGCGCGCTCTAGCGATTCAGCAACGGCGATGTACTGGCTGTATAGAACTGCTTTAGGTTGGTCGTCCACGTCGTTTCCCTCTAAGTTTACAGACGGACAACTACCGCAAAACGAGCGCTCTACTTCCCGTTTCGAGCCGAGCGCAAACCAGCATTCAAGCCCGAGCGCGGATGAGACTTTGGCTAAAGTCGCTGTCTCAAAATTGCCGCCTCGAAATAACTGCGTTACCGCTGCGCGACTAGTGCCCAGTCTTCTGGCAAGTTCCGCGCGATCAACTCCCAATGTTTCCATTGCGTCCGTTATCACGGTGATTACCTGATAGGCCAACTGATTACCAGTCATTCAGTTTCAGTCTCCTCTACTAGTTTGCACCGTGGTGGAGCTTCCTCGACTACTCCACTCTCAGCAGGCGTTGGAGTAGCGCAGTGAGCGGTCAGGTAGTCAGCGATCCAAGCGCACGCACGTTCTTGATCGTGTTCAGGCGTATGCCACAGCCACGCTTTGACGATAGCTTTCGCAGCAGCTACAACTCCTGCTGGCGCAGTCTCGACTTTGTTCTCTTCCACTTTGAAGAGGGCCTTCAATTTCTCGCTAGGCTCTTCGTCCTCCGATTCCAACGCCGCAAGAAATCTTTGGAAGTCTCGCGCCGATAATTTAATCGGCTCGGGGATGAAAGCAGGATCGAACCACTTTGGTCCAGCGTACTCGCCATAGCAACGCTCGCAGAGAATGTGTTGCGTATCATTAAGATCGGCGCTGCAATGATCGCACCAAGTTTGTGCTGGCGCCGGCGCAGTGGGAGGGAGAGCGGCGGCTATTCGTCTCACTAATCTAACATCGATCTGTTCTTCGACCTGTTCTGGCTCGCACCACTCCCTTAACCAGGCGATAACGATCTGTCTTGCTATATCGATTGCCGCATTGCCGGGAGTTGTAGCGCTCGGTTCGTTTCGCTTGATGATGTCAGCACAGATCTTCACACATTCGTTGCAGATAAATCCCACAGGCGCTTGAATCAGCGTCGGCACTTCGTGTTCAGTCTTGCCGCAAAAGCCACATCTACGAGTCTCCATTGGTGGCGCTGCGGTAGGAGCAGGCGCGACATCGGCCTCGGTTGTTGGTCCTAAGTCATCACCGCACCAAACGCAGTTGTCACTATCGCCTTCGCGCCGGTGCGAGCATGAATCGTGACTCTCTTCGGCTGTAGCTGCGGGTGCAGCAGCGCGGTGTTCACTGGTTGCGCCAGTGGCGGGAGAGTCGGCAAAGGCGCGTTCTAATCGAGCCACGAAGGCAGACCAGTTCGTTTTCTCTCCGTTGCGCTTACCGATCGCTAA